AACTAGTTATGCAGATTCGGGCACGGCCAATGCCTGCGCGGACACATATCAAGGAGGATTTAATAGTTATGCTTAATTTAATTTATAAAGGTACTTGTCTTGTAAATGGTAAAATATATATCGGACTTACGACTAAGGGATTAACGCATCGAGTAAATAATCATCAAAGAACTAGCAAGGTAACTACCAGAAATAATATGCTTTATAACGCGATGCGGAAATATGGGAATGACAATTTTATATGGAATGAATTGGAATATTGCAAAGAGAATGAGCTAGCAGAAAGGGAAACATTTTGGATTAAGTATTTTGATTCGTACCACAATGGGTATAATTCTACTACCGGTGGAGAATACAGAAAAGAAGTAAGCCTAGAATCTAGGCGCAAAATGTGCGAGGGGCACAAGGGACAAAAGTCATGGAATAAGGGTAAAAAACTGCCCCCTTTGCCACAAAGTCAAAGGAACAAAATAAAATCATTCTGCCAAAAATATAAAGGACAAAACAGGCTAAACCAAAAAACGAGAAAACCTATTCGATGCATTGAAACAGGGATAGAATACGAATCAATAAGAGATTGTGCTAATAAGACCGGGATAAAAAGGGCATCAATAAGTAGGCAATTACGAGGGATTTATCATAGCGCTGGTGGCTATTGGAATAATGGGGTACATTTTAAAAATGCCAATGCCTAAAATTATCCTTTACAAACCCTATTTATGTACTACAATATAGATAGGGGAGAACATATGAAAAGGATAATGGTTGCTATAGGGATATGCCTTGTTTTTGCCTCATGCTCGCCATATCTCATTAACACAAAAGGATATACTGAAAACCACGGAGATCTAAAAACCTCCTGGGTCAAGACCGCGAAGTATAAGTATATTGCAGATAATGGAGACTATTGGAAAAGTCCCACGGAGTTTGAGGCCGACGGCGGCGGGGATTGCGAGGACTTCTCGGCATACCTTATCTATCTTCTTGGCCCCGATGCCTCCATGGTAGTCATCAAGACTAAAAAATCGACCTATCATTCTATTGTAAGGTATGATGGCAAATATCTAGAGCCACAAAGATATAATTATTATTATGACAAGGATGACCTAAATATAATAATTGAGTATAATTATTGGACATTCATGGCGATGTCAACCCTCGGCGGGACAAAAGTTTTAAGGAGCTTCTAAGATGAAGATTTACTCGATCTATTTCCATGATGAGAATCTTTCGAAAGACCGCAAGACCGTTACGCGGGCCAGCGATGGGGCTACGATCACGCTGACTCAAGCAGGGACGCTCATCATGCCTGCTGAGGACATTGCAGCCGTGTGTACCGCACTTGATGGCTTTGATCCTAAATCTATCCAATATACAGGGCTGATAACTGACTCTCCCCTCATCACGGCGGCGGCTGTCGTTAGCACGGAGGATGCCACAACGGTTGAGGAATCGACCGATGACGCGACCAGCGAAACGGCTACAACGTAAATTGACAATATAGCGGAACTCTGATATAGTCCAACCAATGGAGGCCTTATGACTGCACGTGATTTTTTAGTATCCATTCCTAAGCTTTGCGGGGCAAAAAACGCTGACCGAATCGCCGATATTTTTGGCTATGTCTTCGACAAGGAGCTTGCGGGCGGTTCTGTTTTTGATCGCAACGAGGCCGATAAAGAGAATTTTCTCAATCGATCTATATGCCTTTGGGATATGCTTTATTCGGACGAAGATGCGGACCCTGTTAAAGTCGATCATTGCATGAAACTAATGGAGATTATCGAGCGCTCGCATTATCTCGATGAACATGGCGATAAGGGCCAGGCGACTATCATTGATGCACTTTATCAGGAAGTTAAGGCCCTAGAAATTAGCGACTCTGATGTTGCCGCCGTTCTGACAGCCGATGATGCCGTGACTATGGGCGGGTGGAACTTTTAATAGGTATAAACGATGAAAAATACGACGGCAATGATATTTTTATTCTTTGCTGTTGTCGTCTCATTTGGGAATATCCTTTTGGGGAATTATCAATACATAATATTTTGTTTTCCCTTTCTTATCGCCTGCGTTCTGCCAGGCAAAATGGGTAAAGCAATTGAAACTTTATCCCTAGCAATAATAGGGATATATGTCCTTCTGTGGCAAAAAGAATATACCGGGATGGTTATTCTTTATGCCTCAAGTATATGGTTTTTCGTATATATTCATAGAGATATAAGAGTAAAAATATATATAGCATTTATTTCATTATTCATTGCGATAGCCTCATATATTTTAGATTCTGGTGAATCAAAAAATATCATCATACATGCAATTATGGATTCTGCCTTTTATGGATTCGGAGCTATCGTAACGCTTGTCACAATTAAAAATCTAGAAATATCAATACGACAAGAAATAAAACCAATTGATAAAAAATACTTCGCTTTGCTCGATAATCTTTCGGGAACTTTACATGAGATGATGGATACTATAAAGAAAATGCAGGAAGGGGCCCAGGATGACCGATCCCGAAAGGATTGCTAAAATTGAAGAAAAGGTTGCTGCTTTGGATAAGGCAATCGAAGATATCAAGCGAGAACAAGCTACGGCTCGTGACTTGCGCGAGGAAGCGAACATAACCATGTCCGAACTAAATGGCAAGATTGATTCAATTATTGAAAAACTTAGTGAAAGTAAGACCACTAAGTATAAAATAACCGACATAGTTTTAGCCCTGGGCATGATTGCATTAACTTTAATGCAATATCTCAAATAGGAGGAATGATGGTTTTAACTTGGGATAAGAATGATAATTTTCTATTAGCAGGCGATAAAAAAATAGAATGTTGGTCGAAAGTACGAAATGAATTGAACGGGTTGAGGCCACGTAAGGGGATGGCTGATATTGTTTATTCTATTGGCAAAGATGGGCGCAAGGAATATCCAATAATGCCCAGATCATTCCCCCCGGGAATATGGAAGATAACCGGGTTTATAGAGCATCCTGATTCTGTTAATGATGGGTATTTATACCCCATATACATTTCGACTAACGCATATCAGGCATTAGATATATGGGCTCTAGATGAAAATGGATGCTATCTCAAAAATACTAATTCGAAAATAGCGGATTATTTTTATGGGCTCCATTTTTCTAACTCTGATTGGACACAGGGATGTTTGCGAATAAAATTAGAAAAAGACATTAGATGGCTATGGGAGAATTGCAAGGAAGGCGATCAGTTTATAGTTACCTAATAGGAGATGATATGAAAAAGTTTATGCAGAAGTTGCTTGATTTTGTAACAGACTCAAATGGCGATGGGGATATAGTAAAACTAGGCGGGGCATTACTTATGGGCATTGCCCTGGCGAGATTCGCCATCACGGGTATTTTTGATGCTGTGGCGTTTGGCTCTGGGGCTGCCTCAGCCACGGCTGGGAAGGCCCTTGACGCGATTATACCTAAATCGCCGGGGACGCCATGAAATGCGCGCTCGTTATATTGTGCTTATTGCTATCCTCTGTTTCGTTATCGGCGCAGGGACAGGAATCGCAATCATCTATAAAATCCCTGGTGGGTTCGAAGATGCAAGAAAAGATATTGCAAGTCTCCAAGCCGACTCCGGGATCGTTATCGGAAATCTCGAAAGAATTAGAGATGATGGCACAGGAATACGAGACGCTCTCAACCGGGCTGAGGGATTGCTTTCAGGAGGCGGGACTTTTAGCGAGCGACTCCGAGCTCTCAGCCGAGAAATCAATGACATTGGTTCGCGATATGATGGTTACATCGCAGGGCTTGAAGCAGAAATTGAACGTATTAGAATTGAAAGACAAAGCCATGCAGATGGAGATTAAAATATTTAGAATTGGTAGCATTGGCATGGCTTTATCAATTATTGGACTTATATTATATATAGCGATAAAATAATATTCCCCTCTCATGGTTTGAACATGCTAGCCCCGACTCTCGATATGAGATGGCACTATCTGGCGAGGGGAGTAATTCATTATTTGAGTCTAATCATAACCATTTTCGCGGTCGGGCTGGAATAATATATTCGCTCAATTTCTGATGCTAAAGTCAACGCGGCGCATTGCAATGGCGTACCTCTATTTGTTTGGCCTTCTTCATGCGCGGCCGCCCTAACAATTGCGATTGATTTTAGGATATCCATCTATCCCTCCATTGGCTTTGCTGCATAATAAAGTATTTTTTTTAATATTTCTGGCTTGTCGCGCAACTTGCCTAAAACAGTTTTTGTTTCTCCGCATGGATAAATAAGATGGATAATGGGCGATCCTTCTACCTGCGAAAATGAAACGCCATTACATGTAGCCCTAAGCATGCGCCCCTCCTCGTTTGTCAAATATTCGCCCTGATTTTTCACAAGCCAATTTTATTTTATCAAAAAACTGGGGGAATCTTTTAGCAAAAGCGTATCGCCCAATCATATGAAATAATTGATGATCTATTCGGCAAAGGGATAAATAGTTCCAATTCTCCTCGGCCCCGCCGGTCTTCCGTGTGATTATATGATGTCCCTGAACGGGGGATGCCCCACATACTTCGCAAAATGGATGTGTGTTTATATAAAATTGCATCATATCGGAGCGCTTGTATGCTTTCCCCTTCGCTTTACCATATTTCATTTTGGCCCGCTGTATTTATTCGATAGCTTGCGGTATGGCATTAAACATCGAACTCCCAAATTATCGCGGCCACTTCGGAGGTCAATATTTCGCAGTTCTGGAAAAGCATCCGCTCGTCGCCCGCATCCCATCTTTCGTAAATGCTTTCGTATTCGTCTTCATCATAGCGACCTTCTACCGCTATGCCCGATTTAAGAATAACACGAAGTGTTTTCATCATCCCTCCGATTTAGTAGCCCCGCCTTGCGACGGGGCCTTGCGGTTAATTCTGCAATGTAATTGACCCAGTAAAATCGCTAAACTCTTCCATGCTCCAATTATCCGATTCGTCAAACCCGGCATAATCTCCAAATAACCCCTCTTTATTATCTATGCGAACTCCCTTCCCTTCATCGGTCAGCATAAGCACTATTATTCCGTCAATGCCTTGCATGAGTTTAGGGAAAACTGATGTATCATTCTTGCCAGAATCTATGGTGACCCTCATTACTCCCCCTTGGCGACTAGCGCCTTGATCATCTCGTGCAGTGACATAGTGCCTCCTTAAACCTTGGCTAATCTCTTGCGAAAATCCCTGCCTATCTTGGCGCGAGCCTTAGCGAAGGCTATCGCTTCCCGATCATGGATCGAAGCATAGGCTTCCTTTGACCACCGCTTGAGCGTGGCCTTGTACCATCGGCCTATTGCGTCCGTGTATCGATTGCGGAACTTCGGAAAGAGCTTGGCGGCAAGTCGGCGATACCATTTCGCGTATATGCCCTCCTCGCACTTCTTCCAGAGCCCCTGGCGCTCGGCTTCCTTGTAGGCGTAGGCCCTGGCCCGCTTGATCTGTCGGGCGCTCACTTGGAAAATCCCCGATAAATCTTCTTCTGCGTGTGGCAACGCGGAGCGGATACGTTCATAAAGGCATCGCGCCCGCCGCTGACCTTGTTACTCCCGCCCGTCGAATGTCCGCGCGTGTTGAAAACGTCCTTGCAATACATCGCGCAAGCAAGCGCGACCTTAGCGAAGATTGCGAATACTCCCCTAGCTTTCATTGCTTCCTCCTCTCTCCATTTTAGCACGCATTAGGCCGCGAGTAAAGAAAAATCGCTAGGGCTGTCCTTTCCCGCCTTCGTCTTTTTTGAAGGTTTTTTTGAACATGATCCGCGCGGCCTCATGGTAAATCACTACGCCCTCGGGATCGGGGAAGCCATCTCCCGCGATAGAACCCGAGGCCATAAGCCCGGTCATAGTCGAATTGATAAAGGCGGTATCAAACATTCCACGATAAAGCACTGGGACGACGCGACAGCATGCGGGGCAGAGTGGGCGAGCGTTGTCAAACTCTTCCAGCCATACCGCCGTATTAAAAAGGCTAAAATGCTTCTCGGTCTGTCCATACTTGCGCTGTATTCCCGCGCCCCACCATTCGCCAAAATGTCGGCCAGTCCCGAGCGCTAGCAGTTCCTCTTTGTGCTCATTCGCCCATCGGGAAAACCCGAAGTTATCATCTTCCGGTGTAATCCATCGGGTACGGCTTCCGGTCAGAAACTCGCCATCATCGCCTATGAAAATCTGCGCGTTCGTGCCGTCGATCTTCTCCGTAATTGTCATAATGCGCGAAAGCCTTGCGATCTTTGCGAAATCCTCGAAGTCCATAAATCCTCCTATGTGCGATATGCCCTTATCCTCGCCTCAAGCTCGTCTAGCTCGGCGAGAGCTATTCGTAAAATCCGCCCATTGCATCGGCATCGAGGCGGGTTAGCTCGCTCTCTTTGTATTCAAGGTGACTCTTTGCGCTTTTTATTTCATCGAGCAGAATCTCGCGCTTTATCGTTCGCGAAGGTTTTGCTCCTTTCAATATGAAATAGCTCCCTCCGCAATACGTTCCGCCCGAATCAGTCGGAGCCCAAAAGCGCTTGTCTTCGGGGTATTCGTAATATACTCCCTTGTTTACTTTTGTTACTTTCTCAAAATCGAAAAGTAGCGTAAACTCATCGAAGTTTTCATCGGTCAATTCAAATGTGAGCGAATCGCCCGAACTCCAATAAGTGTCGCGCATCCGATAGGTGCCTCTATATTCATGTACCGTAAACGTCCAATTTTTGCACCATCGGGGCTCATGTCCATATCCAGAATCGGGCGCGGGAACTTCATGCCCATAAAGCCCCGTCATTACTATCTTTTCGATGTTCTCTTGCGAAAGCATTATCCCCCCTTATACGCGCGGACCTTGGCTTCGAGCGCGTCCAATTCACCTAGAAACTTTACCGCCTCGGCCCGCAGATACGCGCGGAAGTCCTCGGTCGGTTCGTAGCGAATGCAGAAAAATGACAGGTTGCCCGGCAAGCGCGGATCGTAGCTCACGAAGTCGGCCCACTGTCGGCCCGCGCTCTCGATCTCCCATGCCATTTGGAAAGTGTGCTGTTCGGGAATTATCCCCGACAAAATAGTATCGAGATGCACGCGAGTAGTCGGGCATTTCGCCTCGATTAAGCCATCAGCCCCGACGAGCCTATCCGGCGTCGCCCCACTATGGGGAATTGTCGGATGCGGGAAGTAGGCGCACTCTTCTACCAATATGCCCTTGTTTGTTTCATAGACCGCCATGGCTTCGGCTTCGGTTGCACTCCCCCATATCATAGCATCATTTACATAATGCTCGGCCGGTATGCCTGTCAGCCGCTCGATTAGTTTTTCCATCATTAAGGCGTCGCGCGCGGCATAATACTTCCCGGCCTTAGTCTTGGCGCACGCTTCATACATGCGAGAGCCGGTAAGTGATCCGCCCCTTACGGCGAACCATTCGGCGGAACCCTGGATCATTTGGGCGGCTCCGATCCAGACTGTTCATCCCTTAGTGCATCGATTGCATATTGCGGGACAATGTAGCCAATAGCGCGTAGCGATTCTAGCCTATCAGCGCATTTCCCCGGAGTCGGATCGTTAAACGATTCTCCCGCATATTGGAGCGGAATATCCGTATATCCGTCGCCCCATTCTTCTATCGTGGTATTCGTAGAAGGATTAAAATCGCTTTTCTTTCGTCTTTCCGCTATGTGCGTTGTCCATCCTCCGAAGAAGTCCTCATATACGTAAACGTCGCAATTGGAATCTTCGCTACTCCATCGGCAGTAGCTCATTGCGGACCTCCCGTTAGTCGCTTCCTGGCCTTACCGTTTTCTATGGCCTCATCTCGTGCAATGATTAGAACATTCAGCACGATTGCCCATACCCAAAATTGCCACTGAGTTACAGTATAGGGAATAACAATAGAAAGGCCTAAGTACAGAATATACCCATACCATTTCACTGCGGACCTCCGCTCAACCTCTTGCGGGCCTGCACATAGGTGCCAAGGATGAACGTTTTCGCGTTCGCGTTGTTCTCGTACTTGGCTAGCGCGATCTTGTTGAACTCCAAGAGTTTGTCGATAGTCTCCGCGCCTTCCAGCTTGTCAAGCGTTGCGCGAAGGTCGGCGTCAAGCTCTAGCGTCGAAGCGTCGTTGTCTTCGTCCTCGATGATCAGCCCGAGCCCGTCTACCATGCTATTCCGCTTGGCATAGCTCGAAGTCATGCGCGCGGCCTGAACAGCGTTAACGATCTCCCCGCCCGAGTTGGATTGCTTGGCCCCGAGTAACGGCGCGTCAAAGCAGTTGGACTTAGTATGGCCGTGGGCGAAAAGATCGAACCATACGCGCTTGCCCGCTTCTATGGCCTCCTCGCGCCACGAGTATGAAAAGCCATGCGCTTGTAAGATCGGGTCGCATGTCTTTTGAATCTCCTCAAGCGGGGCATAGTCGTACATATGTTTACCCGCCGAAGTCTTGACTTCCTTGCTTTTCTTGATCGATGGGAGCGCCGCGCGCATCTTGGCGAAGGCTGTTTCGAAGGCGAGCCGCGCCTGCCTATCCTCGTCCGCGTACTTCATGGCGATGAGCTTCTCCATGAGCGCCACGCGGTCCCCCGCGTCCGATGGCATGGCCGACACCTGCGCGATGATGTCCATCGTGCACGGTGTTTTAGTAATTGCTTTCACGTCCTCAGTATTTCCGTCAACTGGGAATAATTCCATCATCCCTCCTATTGGTATAGATTAAGCTTGTCGCGCTCAGATTGCAACGCCTTCACTTTCTTCATCCACATGTGCCGCATATTGCCTTCCGTCCTTACGGCGGCGTGAAGCAAAAGATCGATCTTATCCGTAAGTTCCCACCAGCGGGCGGTATTATTTCCCATTGGTTCCGCCCATTATCGATAAGATTCCGGAAAAAATCGGGTTTACGCGCTGCGTTTCCCTATGGCTCTCTTCCTTGTCGATTTCGCTTCGCTCGATTTCTTCCTCGGTGTATTCCGGCTCGTCTTGCCTAAAATCATAAGCATTATCTGGGTTATATGCCATTGATCCCCTCCACGGCGTAGATTCGTAGCGCGACATCCTCAGGCACATTTCTTCGCCCTTGGATATAACTTTCCATCGTGCGCGATGGGATACCTATTAGATATGCCATCATCTTGCACGTCAGCTTTTTTGCGCGCATGATAGCGCGTATCCGATCAGGTTTCACATGGCCTCCTTAATCCTACCCCAATCATACTACATATCGCCACAAACGCAATCTATAAACGCCCGATATTTTAAATAGTTATAGGTTGCTAACTTTCCTTGGCCTTCCTGGCCCATTATTTTTTGCTATATATTCTTCCATCGCTATATCGTTCACATAACAATGCGCCCCTTTTCTAATCACAACAATAAGCCCGCGATGGATATAGTTGTAAATACTTCTAGGTGAGTAATTATATTTATACGCCGCTTCTCGTATTGTCAATTCATTGTAGGCCCTAGATTTATTTGATTTTTCCCCATGAAAATATTGCTCTACATATGGAGCAGTTGCCATATATCCGCGAGCCTCAACACATAGCCAACATGGCGCGTTAATGCCCACGGCGGTATTCATATTCCCTGACTCTCGCTGTATATATCTTATCTATCCCTCGGGAACGCGCGCCAGATATCCCCCATCTATATGCAGTTATCGCCATATCCCAATCGCCTAACGTTTCATAATTCCATTCTAATATCCGCGCAACTATAAGGAGTGATTCTGGCGAAGATGGTATTATTTTTTTGCCATTATTAAAACGTTGCTCGAACCATGGTATCCACCGCGAATTAAGCCCTGGGCCTAAATCATATGTCCCATTTTTACATTTCACAGGGGCATGCCCAAGATCATGCCAGGCTTCAACATGATAACCCAATGCGAGAATCAATTTAGATGGGACCCCCGTTTCCAGTTCTCCCATATAAGCATAATCATATATAGACAATTCTATATTTTCTGTCTGAACTGATAGCGGGGTGTTATAAATTGTTGACCCAGACATAAGCAAAACAGTAATTATTAAGGTGCAAAAAATCATCTTCATTGCCCACGGCCTTTCGAGGACGATTCATCCGGTTTATCTGACCATATGGGGAGGATGTATTTTGCTTCGATTGGTTTTTGACATAGACACGGAATGTCTTTGGGTTCCATCCATTCCGCATATTGTTCGTTATCGAGCTTGCCCTTTCCTCGGGGCAATCGGCGGCAATTGTTGCATTTTTGAATAAATTGTGGGTCGAGATTCTTGTTTCTTCGCGTTATTTTTAGGCCCATGCACATTATCATATATCCCTCCAATCGGTGATTTTATTATCATACTCCCATCTATGGATTTAGCAATAGCAATCCAGCAAATGTTAGACAACGCTAACATAATCGAACGCTCTATTTACAGGTCCCGTAGATATTGTATAGTCAGAGCATTAAGGGGGAACCATGAAACGATTGGATGTTTTGATGATGGCTCAATCAGATGCGTGCCGCGAGGCGAAGCATTTATGGGATGAATCAGTATTAGCGGAGGAGATCGAAATCTATAAAACATATCTTAAAATGGCTTTTGATACAATTGATAAAGCTTTTGTTTTGGGTTTAGCGATTGATCTATTAGTAAACAATTGCGAAATGGATGCCGAAATATGAAATACCCTCGGCAATTGATGATTGAGCTTTCGCGAAAATGCAACCTGCGCTGTGTAAATTGCTACCATGAGGATTCGCCGGGGAATGTCGAATTAGACACATTTACAGACATCCTCGAGCACATAGCGAGGGATTATAGTCTAGCCGGGGAACCGCTTCCAGTTCTTTGCCCATGGTTTTTGTCTGAGCCTTTGATGACGCCGAACCTATGCGATTATTTGGAAGCAGCGACAAAAAGAGGGTATGCGATAAATCTCACGACCAACGGGACGCTCTATAACCAATGGGCGGATATAATAATGGATCGAGTGAATTATCATATATTAGTTTTTTCGGTTGACGGCCTTGAGTGGAAAACCTATCGCGCTATCCGTAACATAGGGACTGGCAGGATTATGCTATCAATATCGCAAGTCGAATCACTTATAGAGCGCCGGGGATTGCATTTCCCAATTTGCGTCAAACTCACGAATAAAGGAATCGAGTGGGCGGAAGTAGTCGAGTTTGTCAAGGCGCATTTATCAGACTCATTCATCAAGATGGTTTCCATATCGCGGGCCTTCGATGATTCGGACGGGCCTCTGGTCGCGCGCCATCCGTGCCGTTATCTATCAGATTATTTTATCATACAGCATGATTTGACTATCGCTCCATGCTGTATGCGAGGCCGCGCAATCAAGGCGGGGATAGGTAAGGTCGATGTCAAGAACCCCATGCAGTCATTTTTTGGCTTAGAACGCGTTATGAGAATATCCGACATCGAACGCGATGAACCGAATGATTATTGCCTAGGCTGCATGTCGGCCTATACAGGGGAGGTGATAAACGGTTTTGTAGATGGCACGCCATTTGGGAAAGATAGGCCAATTAAGACCAATCAGGATTTTTATAATACCTTCTACTTCAATCCTGATTATCGTGGATAAAGCAAATATGGAATCACCTCTCTTTGATGATTATTATGAGCAATGGATTCCTAATGAGCCATCATGTTTTGATTGCCAGTATATTGAACGTCCATTGCCATATTGGAAGAAATCGAGCCGATGCACCCTACTTAATCGCGAGGTCGAGCGGGCTATTGGTAGATGCTCGCAATTCAAACATTATAGCACTTGACTCCTACTGGTATAATGTATAATATACCAATGTTAAGCGGGCGGCATCCCGATTGACACGCGCCTTATACGAGGCGATATTCAGAGAGGTTGACGAGTCCAGGGATGCGTATACATCCCTAACCCATGCCTGGGGGACTCGCCAACCTCTTTTTATTTCCGAGGCATAAGATGACCAAAAAAGAAGAGCGCTTACTATGGTGGAAAATGCGTAATCTCCGCTGGTGGGAAGATATCTTCCCGAAAGAATACTACCGGCCCGACCTATCGCCCGAAGCGATTAAGGCTAAAAATAATGGCAAGGATTAGGACTATCAAACCCGAGTTCCCCCAAAGCGAAAGCATGGGGCGCATATCTCGAGACGCCCGCCTTCTTTTCGTCGAGCTTTGGACTATCGCCGACGATTCGGGGAGGACTCGCGCGGCCTCGCGAATGCTCGCGAGCCTTCTTTTCCCCTACGATGACGACGCCCCGAGCCTCATAGACTCTTGGTTGAGTGAACTTCAGGAAGAGAACTGCATTATCCAATACGAGAGTGAAGGACAACATTACATCCAAATAGTTAATTGGTTACAGCATCAAAAAATAGACAAGCCTTCCAAGTCGTATATCCCGCCATTCGATGAATCCTCGCGAATCCTCGCGAGTCCTCGCGAACGTTCGTCTGAGGACCTAGGACCTAGGACCAAGGATCTAGGAATGGATCTAGGAGAGGAGCCCGTGATTTTCGAGAAGACTAAAAAACCAGAAAGGCATGAATACGGATCTGAGAAGAACGTCCTTCTCACTGACTCCCAGTATTCGAAACTCCTCGCCGACCTCGGCGCCGACCTGGCCGCTGCTTGTATCGAGGAGCTTTCCCAAGCTAAGGCCATGAAGGGCTACAAGTACAAGCGCGACGACCTGGCTATCCGTAGGTGGGTAGTAGATAAGGTCAAGCGCGACAAGCCAGAAATATTCCAGGCCCGGTCGGGACCGAGGCTAGACCCATCACCGTTATCATCCCCCGATCCTGAAATAATGGCAATGATCGAACGCAACTACGCGAAGGATAAGCAAGATGATTGAACATGAAGAAACATTTCTGTCATGTGTATTTCAGGATCAATCTATACTTTTCAAAACTAAGTTGACCGAGGCCTATTTCGCAGATCACGATACGAGGGCATTATTTAGGGCAATGATTCGATGTACTGATAAAAACGTCAAGGTCGATTATATCGCTATCAGCGACTTAGACGCCGAGATTGACAAGACATATCCGCCCCGCATCTACAACCTCGCCCCATCCTCGGCTAACTGGAAGTTTTACGAAAGAATCATTGTCACCGATTACCAGCGCCGACAACTTAAAAACATCGGCACTATGCTTGCCAACATCGATGAAGCCGAGGCTCCAGGGGAGTACATCGAAAGGGCCGAGAAGGAGCTTTTTCAGCTTGCTACCGACAGCAAGACAAGCGAGATAAAAAAACTTGCCGATATTGTTCCCGATGCGCTAAAAGTATTCGAGGAGCGCTATCGCCTTCACGGCCAGCTTCCGGGGCTGTCCACTGGCATTATCGGCCTCGATTCGCTCTTGGGCGGGCTCCAGCCATCAAAATATATCGTCATTGGAGCCAGGCCCTCGGACGGCAAAAGCGCATTGGCGGTCAATATGCTTTGCCATATCGGTATTAGGGAGAAATGCCCGACCGGGCTCATATCGGCTGAGTCATCGAATACTGAAATAGTGACTCGTGTATTTTCTTCTGAGGGCAACATAAACGGGACCAAGCTGTCCATGGGCCTCCTATCTACTCGAGACTTCGAGTCGATGCAGTCTGTCGGCATAAGCTTGCGCGAGGCCCCTATATACCTTTACGATGCCCCTAACGTACGATTTACTGAGTTAAAATCGATTGCACGTCAAATGGTATCGACATTCAAGATAAGGGCTCTTTTCGTGGATTATGTACAGATAATCCAGTGGGAAGATCAAAGGCTAGCAAAGCATGAACAAGTCGCCTCTGTTTCCATGGGGCTCAAGGCCCTCGCTAGGGAATTGAAAATACCCATTATTGGTCTCTCCCAACTCAAGCGTGACTCTGAGGGCCGAGAGCCACAAATGGCAGATTTGGATTATTCAAAGCAGCTCGAACAAGATGCGGACACCCTTGTTTTTATTTATCATCCACAAAAAGACGAAAACGACAACCGGCCTAGCCAACTTATCATCCGCAAAAACAGGGATGGACCCAAAGGCAAGGTTGACGTAACGTTTAGGCGAGAGTATGTTAAGTTTTACGAAACTAAGGGGGGATGAATGAGCAAGAGAGCGGAAAAGCTGGCAAGACAGATAAAAATGGGTCAACCATCATTGGAGGTTCCAGCCTATAGAGTTCCATTAGGAGAAGGCGATATTGCCGCCCTAATCGACGCCGAGCTGCGCAAAGAGCGGGAGCGCTGCGCGGAGCGGGCGGTCGAGCATGCGCTCGGACAAGGTTGGATATCCGATAGCGCAAATGGCGACGGTATCGCCCTCTGCGCAGCGGTCTTATCCGAGGAGGAGCGATGACCAACGAGACGACCTCGATTCTTGCGGCGATGGCATGGCTGTTACGTTACTTTTTTACCAGCATCCACCTATGGAGATCAGGACAGGCGCCAAATATAATATGAGCCCCGCCATTTCCCGCGAAGCGCCAAAGGACGAGAGCGCCCTCGACGCGACGGCTCCCGAGATTGTCAACAGCATCCGGGCCTTCACGTTGCGCGAGCCCGCCGATGGTATCCGTGACGTGGCCTTCGACTTGACCGATGAGCAAGCCGCGGCGCTAATAGCCTCCTGCGCTCCGAGCCTCGGGGAGAGGAACAGGGATGACGTATAGCCCAATTCATGGCGCCTTTCTGATCACCGAGAAAGAGCTTCAATCAGTCGCAATTGAGATCAAGTATGCTATGCGAAACGCGCGGGCTTTAGCAGGGATTGGTATGGGGAAGCGGCACATCGAGGGCCTAACTCGTCTCGATCATCTTGAGAAGGGACTACTCGACATGGCTCGCGATATCGGTATTGATTTCGGAGTCCAGTGGGGTAATGAACTAGACCTAAGAAACGACGAGGAGATCGCCAGCTCCGAGCCTCGGGGAGAGGAGCCACGATGATCGAGGCCGAATGAATAAAAAGCCCCGCCGATTGACGGGGCCTGATTGAAGGGGGGCGTTCTATTCGTGAATGGGGATTTCCTCATAGTCGCGCCCCTCGACGAGCCCATCCTCGGGGACCGCGTATCCCTCGCCGGGGTTGAGCCTATCTAGCTCGCGGATTGCCTGCGCCATCTCGTCCACAGCCTCAAACTCAACCGCCTCGCCGAACCGCTCGTTAATGTTCCGGATCATTTCAGGGCCTCCATGATTTTATTGCAGCGCTCGTCGGTATAGCGTTCATCGTCGCGGGTAGCATACATGAGGCCCATGGCCTCGCGGATCGCCCATTCCCTCGTTCCCTCAATTTTCGAATTGGCGCTGAAATCGGCCTGCCTGCTCCCGTTTTGGTACAGCCTCGCGAGATTGATTTTCTGGCTCATCGCGTGCAACTCATTCTGTTTCTCGCTCATCGTCCTATCTACGCTCATCTCGTACCTCCTATGTCTGACCTGAGATTAGTATACTACACTATCGGAGCTTGTGCGCGATAATCGACGCCGGGGTGTGGTATTGTTAGGTGAAACTAACACTTGCCAATATGCGGAAAGCGATATATACTAAGCGCATGGAGACTAAAAAGAGGGGTAGGCATAGCTAAATGGCGGTAGACAGGGACGAACTTCAAGAGCTATACACTAAGCTCACCAAACAGCAATTGGAGTTTGTCCACAATTTTATAGCGCAAGACTTCAAGAATGCCAAACAAGCATACCTTAATGCATACGCCGATTGTAGCCCTGATTCAGCCGCCCCGGCCGCATCTAGGCTGTTAACTGATTGTAATATAAAGCGTTGCATAGCTTTGGAGCTTGAAGCGACCCTTGCAGAATCTAAAATCCCCCTTGAGAAGAAAATACTCGAGATATATCTTGCCCGCGCTTTTTACGATATTGCGGACATGGTTAACGATAAAGGCGCATTGATTTGCACGATGAAAGAACTAAAAGAAAAGGGATTGTCGGTTTGTATCGATGGAGTAGATATAAAGCCCGACAAGGACGGTGGCGAGCATTATGTTTATAAGCTGGCCGACCGTACCGAGGCGTTAGACAAGCTCCAAAAGTATATTCAGATGATAAAGCCGATTAAACAGGAAATTGAACATTCTGGAAGCGTAATCATAATTGACGATATTCCCGTAAAATGAACCTTATAGACGCCATAGCCCCGCCCTTTTACGAACTGCATACGTCGGTTAAGGCCGATGAATATGGGGAAGTATGGTGTAAGGGCGGGCGCGGTTCTACTAAATCAAGCTTTATATCCCTCGAAATAATCATGGGGCTTATCCGCGATCCTCAAGCGAATGCGGTAGTCTGCCGCCGATACGATAACGAAATGCGGGATACGGTATTCAGTCAATTGCAATGGGCGGTTGATATCCTGGGCGCTTGGCACCTATGGCGATTCATGGTTACGCCAATGCAAGCCGTTTATACGCCGACCGGGCAGCGGATCATATTCAAGGGCGCGGATCAGCCGAAAAAGACTAAATCGATCAAGGTAGCTAAGGGCTATATAAAATATGCATGGTTCGAGGAGATAGACCAATACGGCGGGATGGAAGAAATACGCAATATTCTGCAATCGCTATTCAGGGGCGGAAACTATAACCGAGTAGCGTTCTTTTCTTTCAATCCGCCCAAGTCCGCCCGCTCATGGGTCAATCAGGAAGTAAAGATACAAAAGCCGGGAAGGATTATTCACCATTCGACCTATCTTGATATCAATACTGAATGGCTAGGCGATAGGTTCATTATCGACGCCGAACACTTGCGGAGCGTAAACGAGACAGCATATCGCCATGAGTATCTAGGCGAGGAAGTAGGCACGGGGCTTGAAATATTCAATAATCTAGATATAAGGCCGATTCCCGATGAAGAGATAAAAGCCTTTGACCGCATCCGCCAGGGGCTAGACTTTGGCTATGCGATAGACCCCGCCGCGTTTGAAAAGATGCACTATGACGCCAAGAAGCGCCGACTATACATATTCCGGGAAGAGGCGGGCATAGGTCTATCTAACCGCGTCCTCGCCTCGAAGCTGACAGCCGAGGAAAAGCGCGAGACTACCCGAGCCGATAGCGCGGAGCCTAAGTCAATTGACGAAATGAAGCTAGATTATGGGCTTAGAATACAGGGAGTGAAGAAGGGCGCGGGAAGCGTAGAGAATGGCGTCAACTGGCTGGCCGATCTTGAAAAGATAATCATTGACCCTGTACGTTGCCCTCTCGCCGCGAAAGAGTTTGTCAACTACGCCTTGGAGATAAACCGCGCGGGTGAGGTAGTGAGCAAGTACCCTGACAAAGACAATCACGCAATCGACAGCGTGCGCTATGCCTGTGAGGACTTGATAGGCACTCGGGTTATCCGCGCCGGTACAGCCGCCGCGTCGCTAGGATTGTGACGATTTATGTTGACAAGCCCCATTGGCCGTGCTAGATTGAATGCGGGGACAAAATCCGGCCGGATACCAAGCATGAGCCCATCGACCCGCTCCGACGGCCTAAAGCCCTTCGAGCCGGTCCGCCCTGCCCCCGCGCGAGATAATCGCCGGGGGCTCTTTTATTGCTATCGATTTTCCTTGCGTCCTTAGCGGATCAATGCTAGACTAGCAATAGGGGGAGAAAATGATAGTAGATGCCAAGCCATGCCCGAAATGTGGCGGTACGAATCTCGATTGGTCTTGCGGAGCCCTGTTTGAAGGATTCCACGTATTTTGCACCGATTGCGGAGTTGTGGGGGGAATGTCTCAGACGGGGCCAGCGGAACCAAACAATCAAAAGAGACAGGCGCAGGCTTTAGCTAATTGGAATGCCGACCTAATAGAAAAAACAGGGTATGAACATGCGGGCGGGGAATACTTTTGGCCCCCGATAAAAGCGTCAACGATATTTGGCTGATTGCTAGACTAAGCCAAGGGGGAAGCATGAGCAAGTTTACGCCGGGGCCGTGGGTAGTCAATAAGGATGAATGGGGTATCCGTGTTCACTGCAAGGATTCTCCATCGGGATTGCCTTTTGCCGTTACCCCAATTTGCGAAATAGAACAAGACGGGGAAGAAGGTCTGAGCGATGCCCGCCTAATCTCTGCCGCTCCCGATCTATACGAGGCGCTGAAAGAATATGTCGAAGGATACGAAGGAACGAGGGCAGAGCGCGAAGCTAGAGCAAAGGCCGCCCTCGCCAAGGCCGACGGTAAATAGGGGGGGGGGCGGTGATACAAGACTCTCTTTTGAAGCACTATTCATATAATCCCGATACGGGGGCTATTGCTTCTCTATCTAAGGGGAGAGGAAAGAAATGGAAGGGTGGGAGCCTTGATAGAGATGGATACTTAAAAATAAAGCATAAAAATAAAATGTATCAAGCCCATAGATTAGCCTGGTTTCTGTTTTATGGTGAATGGCCATTACATGAAATAGATCATATAAATGGGGATAGAACAGATAACCGAATTGTCAATCTGCGCGATGTTCCATGTAGGACAAACTTACAAAATATGGGGATTCATCGTAATGGCCACTTTCCAGGAGTATCTCAGGTTGGCCAAAAATGGCGAGCAAGCATCCAGATAGGGGAAAACCAAACCCACTTAGGGATGTTTAATAGCCAAGAAGAAGCGTATCGTGCATATCTGGCCGCTTCTGATTCTTTAACGGGAAAGGAGTAAGCATGCAGAGCGCCGAGGAGTTTGCGATAATTGTTTCCGACACAGCGCGAGAATGGATGCGATCACAGGAAAGCGGAGACGAATCTAGGGCCAAGGCCGCCGCCCTAATCCGCGCCCGAGACAAGGAGATTGTAGAGGCGTGCGCCGAAGCCGCAAAAACCGTCATGATCGCCCATGGATGGTATCCGGGCAAGGCTGGAATAGTCGATGGTTCAATCCAGGCCATCCTGCGCGATCTTGGTTGACGGATAGGGGATAGCGGGTATACAATGATTTCAGGCGACACACGGAGCCCAGAAGGGCAACGCCTAGCCCAAGCGAAAAAAACGTCAATGGGTGAGTGGGTAAGGCCGGGGCAACTCGGCCTTTACTTTTAGCCAAATGTCATGATAGAATACCATAGGATCGGAGCGAAAGCGGGCGCTGGTAAATATGCCGAGCAATCGGAGAGCATCGCCCTACCCGTGATTGACGTTTACCGAGATCGGGAGCCGATTCTTTTCTAGCCTAACTATGGGGGCGGTATGCGAAAGTTTAGATTTTGGCTCATGGAACATAATCCCGCGATATATTATGATGTAGACGATAATTGCGGAAAGTATATAAAATGAAAATAGATATATTGATTCCTGGCGCTTTGTCAGTAGCGTTTATTATTTGGGGAATAGTCGAGCGCATATACAAAGAAAAACCAAGCGATCAATTGATTTTGGCTATGATCTTTGCCTTTATTGCTATATGGAGGTCGGGCAAATGACCGCAACTCAAATACAGAAACTTATCTCCTCGGACAGCACGCGGGTAGCGAAGATAGCGGAGCAAAAGAAGTATGCGGGCGGCTACAACGTCGCAATTTTGGGCAGGCGGGCGCATGAGGAACCTGACGCGCGAGTCCCTATCCCTATCGCGCGCAAGGGCATACGCCTAACCTCGGGCTACATGGTCAAGCCGGGGAATATCGTCTATTCGAGCGATCCCGAGGGCTACGTCTCCGATAAGCTCCAGCCGATATTTGATTCAAACGACGAGCAGTTGACGACTCAAGAGCTTTTCGAGACGGCCCTCACTCACGGCCAGGCATGGGAATACCACTATACGAAAGACAACGAAGCGCGATTCGTCGAGATTCCCGTAAACGAATGTATTCCGCTATGGGATAATTCAATGCCGCCTCAACTTCGCGGAATGATTAGGTATTTTTGTACCGAGGATTATTTCGAGAACGAAGGCGAAGTAGCCGCAGAAAATGAAAAGAAATCAGTTGATGTTTTCGATAAGTTTACTATCACCCATTACAAGGGGAAGGATTATGATAGCCTCGCACTAATTGCAGAGGAGCAACACGGCTACGGGGAAGTACCCTTTGCGCGATACAAGATAGCCCGCGATTGCTCGAATCTGTTTGACTGCATTATCCCGCTGATTGATATCCATGACAGGGTGATATCCGAGGACTATGCAAATGAGGCGCAACGGTTCGCGGCTTCCTACTTGCTTTTGAAAGATCAACTATCGGGCGAGCTTGACGAGCTTGGCTTGAACGAGCTGGACAAGATCAAGATTACCCGCACATTCGAGGGGCTCGGGGATAACGTCAACAACGCGGTCGCCTTCCTGCAAAAGAATATCCCGGTTGATTTTGTAAAGACGGTCGCGGATACCTTCGAACGCCTGATTTACGACATGATGCAGATAATCAACCCCAACGATATCGCGGCCACGGGCACGATTAGCGGGATAGCCCTAGCCTACAAGCTCCTGCAATTCGAGTACTTTTGCGCGAGCTGCGAGGCATATTTTAGCCGTGGCCTACAGTGGCGCATTCGGTTAATCCAGAATGTCACGGGCAATATGAGCGCGAAGCCGCAGGATAGGCCCCAAGTGGATATCAAGTTCCGGCGTAATCTGCCCTTCGACATGGCGAGCGCGGTTGACCAATTTGTTAAGGTTTACGGAATGTTGCCCGACGACGTAGCCTTGAAGCTGTTCCCTGCCGACTTTATACCCGATCCGCAAGAGGTCCTAGGCAAGATGGAAGAGGAGAAGGCGCGGAAGGCCGAGGCGGGCGTTGACGCAATGATACCCGACGAGCCCGCGCCGGATGCGAATAAGGGGGAATGATGAAACTTATTGATGCTCTCGAAAGATGGCAAGCAAAGGCACCAAATGTAAAAGCATATGAGAAAAGAAACGCTGTATTCCGATGGGTCTATTGGCATCTGCCTAAACTATTTCGCTAGCGAAATCCTCGAAGCCGTGATATAGTTGTTTTACAGGGTAAGTGTGCGACAGGTGGAAGCACAACTGGGAGAGCGATATTAGCGCAAGCAGTTGATGGAAACCGCCGTGATAGAATAATGAGAGGAGGGTCAAATGAAAGTAACGCATAATACTTGTTCATGCGGATGCAATCAGTTTGACAAGGGGCGAGCATTCGATGGGCGGAGGGCTTATCGATGCCGTAAATGTGGTTCGGTGCATACTTACGGGATGCAGGGGCGAGAAAGGAAATATTCGCCTCAGCGTGAATCGTATCAGTTTGCAGATAGTAAGGGATCGGCTCACGTTTGCTAGCCGTGATAGAATGGGATAGGGGGAAACAGAATGGATAAATTGAAGCCGTGCCCATTTTGCGGAGGGAAGGCCGTATCGATGTGGGGGCAGGTTTATTGGTGCGCCTGTACTACTTGCAAGGCCGAAACTCGCGGAGCATCGACAAAGGCCGATGCGCTAGCGATATGGAATAAAAGGGTATAATGCCTGACCTTCCCTTCCGCGACCTAGCCAAGCTGCAAGAGCAAGGCTTCTACGCAAGCGAGGCGGCGCGGGATAAAGCCATAGACCGGGCTCTGCTCAGGCTGTACAAGGATGCCTTTGACCGGACTAGCGCGGATATTGCAAAGCTGTACGCTAAGGTAGGGCTATCGACTCCCGCGCAGACGCCGAGCGGGCCTATCTATATCCGCAAGGAAGATGCGATACGATATAATCAGCTCTCGAATAAATTGCAGAACCTAGCGGACGAAATGACGAGGTTACGAAATGCAGGGACTAAACTCACCGAGGAGACGAGCGCGCAGGCGATCCAGGACGGGTACTACCGCAACGTGTGGGCCTACGATCAGGCAGTGGGGGTCAAGCTTGGAATCCCCGCCCTTCCTATCGCGGCTATCCGCGCTTCGGTCTATAGCGATGCATCCGGCCTCGATCTAGTAAAGACCTGGGCGAAGAATACCACGGCGGGTATATACTCCACGCAATCGGCGATCATGCGCGGGATCACGAACGGGGACAGCTATACCAAGATCGCGCGGACGATCAAAGGCGAGTTTAATAAGGGGCTGTCCGATGCCTTGCGCGTAGTAAGGACTGAGGCGGGGCGATGCTGGTCGGAGGGTGCCGAGGATGCGCACGGGCGGGCGCTAGAGGCGGGCCTTGAAGTCCGCAAGAGGTGGAGCGCTACCCTGGACAAGCGCACACGATCAAGCCACGGGCATTTAGACGGCACCTATGCCGATGAGAACGGCCTCTTTTGGATCGATGGCTATTCGGCTCCTCAGCCCCGCGAGTTCGGCGTGCCTTCAATTGACATATCTTGCCGATGCGCCGTCTACGACGTGCTAGACGGAATCGAGCCGAGCGTCCGCCGTATCCGCGATGAGGGTATCGTGCCCTACGTCAAGTTTGACGAATGGGCGAGCGCGAAAGGATACAATCCGGTTAAGGGTTGGCCCAAAGTCTCAATGAAGTAAGGGAGGAATATGGAATATAGGGATGATATATGGAAATGGATAAATTATGCTGAAATAATAGCGCTTAGTATATGTACGATATACTATATATATTTGAACATCATGCTTTGGCTCAGTTAGCTCAGCCTAACATTATCCCGAGAGCCCGCGATTTCGCTTGCAATCTAGCTAGGGTGTAGTATGATATGAGTAGGTCAAGAAAGGGGGGCTAGCATGGTAACAAAGCAAGAGCTTATCGCGGAGATGGGGAACACCGACGTAGTCCACTGCGAGCTTTCGAGCGGGGACTCTTTCGACATCGGGGTATCTGATTATTGGATCGGTGGTAGCGAGGGCCGGTTTATGTGCGACTTTATCGGGAACGTCGAATACAACACGATAGAGTCATGCGTCAACGCTCTTTTCGCCTACCTCGACAAGAACGGATTCGAGATCGCCGAGATAGACTAATATACGGCTAGTATGCTTAGGGTATCAAGGGGGACGAAATGAAATGGACAGTTTGCAAAGAGCCGAGCCCGCCAGTTTTGCTAGAATATGCGGACGGTAAAATCAGGGTTATAAAGTAAGTCTAGCCCATCAAACGCAAGAAGGGGGAAGGAATGAGCAAGAAAGTATCTGATTTTTTCAGGGGCCTGGATGCATGTACTGATGGAGCGTCCTGGGCCAAGAATAAGGAGACTCTCCGCGAGGCATGGGAAACCTGCGAGCGCTCAGACTGGATGATATGGGCGCTCCGCAGGATCGGTTTTAAGGATGACCGCAAATATCGCCTATATGCCTGCGCTTGCGTTCGCGGTACTCCGCTGACCGACGGGCGTACATTATGGGACTTGCTCAACGATGAGCGATCCCGCAAAGCGGTTGAGGTGGCGGCGCGATATGCCGAAGGAAAGGCTACCGAAGAAGAGCGAATAGAGGCCTACGACGCCGCCGCCGACGCCGCCGCCGCCGCCGACGCCGCCGCCGCCGCCGCCGACGCCGCCGACGCCGCCGCCTACGCCGCCGACGCCGCCGACGACGCCGCCG